GCGGTGGAATGGCGAAGAAAAAAAACGCCAAGAAAAAAACTAAAAAGAAAAAATAAAAATTAGACCACTTCTTTTTAGAGGTGGTCTATATTAACCACTTCTTTAAATCTTCACCCAATACTTTTGTTGCTAAATTAATTTTAGCTCGTAAATTTTTTACAATAAATTCATCTATTGTTTTTTCTGATATTAGGTCAACATAGGTGACCTTTTCTTTCTGACCAATACGGTGTGCTCTATCTTCTGATTGCAAACGTATTTCTAAATCATAACTATTGCTGTAATAGATAACAGTATGACTAGCAGTAAGAGTAAGACCATACCCTCCGGTTCTAGGGTTGCCAACAAAGAATCGTAAATTGCTTTCTCTATCTTGAAAAGACTTAACGATATCCTGCCTATCAGCGTCAGCAGTATCACCATAAAAAGATTTAACAGATTCCTTTCCATATCTTTCCGCAAGCGTCTCTTCAATTCTTTTAATATCATGGCGGTAGATCGCCCAAATAATAATTTTTCCATTTGTCTCCTCTATAACATCTAGCAACTCATTTATTCTATTATTTTTAATAGTTGTTACTTCACCGTCATCAGTTGCTAAATGACCACAAGTAATTTGATGTAATCTCACCATCTGTGCAAGTGCACTAGCCGCCGTTGTCATTTTACCTTCCAACTCTGCAAGTGCGTGCTTCTTCATTTCTTCGTATAACTTTGTTTGCTCTGGTGTCATTGTTACAATACGTTTCATGTAAACTTTATCTGGTAAGTCCAAGCAATCCTCCTTTAATACACGGTAAGAAAAGTTATTAAGTTTATCATTAAGTTCATCTAGTCTTACATAACCTGTTACTAATTTAAAACTATGACTACCAACATTACGATCAACCATTGATGCATAACGATTTCTAAAAGTATAGTATGAAGAGAAATCTAAATAGTATGGATCAAGAAAATAACACTGCGTGTATAAATCTAAAGGTGATTTTGTTACAGGTGATCCTGTTAGTATTCTTCTATACTTTGCATAGTTACGTAACTTTAAAACATTTTTAGTTCTTCTTGCTGTAGGTGACTTTATAGTTGTAGACTCATCAATAGCCATTAATGTTTGATGTGCTAATAAAAATCTTTGTGCAATATCTAAACCTTTCTTCGTACTAAATGCTTCTATATTCATTAAGAATATTGTTAGTTGTTCCCCGTGTTTAAATAATTTTATATTTTCTTTTTCTTGTTTTTTCGTCGTGACAGGAGACCAAGTAATAACATTATGCACAATATGATCTGGCATGTGTATTGGTATTTCTTGACGCTCCCAGTTTCTGTACACACCCTTTGGTGCAACGATTAACGCCGCATTTATCTTGCCTTTATCATAAAGCATAGCAATATTATCAACTAATACTTTAGATTTACCTGTGCCCATTTCCATAAATAAAGCGTAGTTCTCTCTATTGTGACTAGCACCTAATGCTTTTAATTGATGAGCGTATGGCTCTGTTTTAAATTTATATTCCATAATGTCTCTTTCTTTAATTCTAATTTGCAAATAACACTTGCCAAACGTATTGTCAATGTTTATAGGAGCATAAAAGGAGAAAGTATGACGGTATTTGTAGTGCAAGAGGTTGTAGGCAAAAATATTTTAAGTGCCGAAAAATACGGTGATTTAGAATTATTATTACCAGAAGGATCTCAATTAGTATTGAGCACAGCTCCAACAGTTAGAAGATTAAAAAGCAAACTAAAAGATTTTAGTGATGAAGATTATCTTTTACTGATGGGCGATCCATCAGCCATTGGTATTGCATGTGCTGTGGCTTCCTCAAATAACAGAGGTAGATTTAAATGCTTGAAATGGGATAAGAGAGAGTATAAATACTACCCTGTTGAAGTTAATCTTTACGAGAAAGGAGAGATAGATGAATAGTTTACTCGAAGAGATGGAATCAGATATTACGAGAACACCTAGTATAGGTGATAACTCATTAAAAGAAATGTCTGATTTATGCGCTGAACAAGCGGCTATAGAAGACGAAATAAAACAATTAGAAGAGCAACTTAAAGCGAAAGCAAAAGCGGCTCGTAAATTGTCACAAGAAATAATTCCTGCAAAAATGCAAGAGTTAGGATTAGAGAGTTTAACACTAAAAGATGGTTCTGCCGTTAAGGTAAGACAATTAGTGCAAGCCTCTATTCCAGTGAAATATCGCGAAACTGCGTTTCAGTGGTTACGTGATCGTGGACACGGTGATTTGATTAAGAATCAAATATCTGCCGAGTTCGGTAAAGGTGAGGACCAATCGGCTGGAGAGTTTATTGACAATATCAAGTCGTTAGGGTATGAACCTAAACAGAAGATATGGGTAGAACCTATGACACTAAAAGCTTTTGTTAGAGAACAAATAGCAGAAGGTGTAGATATACCCATGGAAACTTTCGGGATCTTTGTTGGTGCCGAAACCAAAATTAGTAAAAAGTAAAAGGAGAAGATATGGCAAATGCAAATGTTGCAAAGAAAGCAGAAGCTAAACTACCGGCGTTAAGTCTTGATATGATGGAGTCTGATGCGCATAGCGGATTAGAAAACATACAACAAGATGATTTAGCTACACCAAGATTAAAAATCTTGATGCAGTTATCACCGGAACTAGAGGAATTGGAAAACGCAAAAGCCGGAATGGTTTATAATACAGTGACAAACGAACTGTATGACGGATCAAAAGGTATTCGTGTTTTACCTTGTGCGTATCAACGTCAATACGTTGAATGGGCTGACAGAGGACAAGGATCGGGTGCGCCGATTAATGTCTATGATGCTTCTAGTGACATCTTGACTAAAACTACAAGAGATGAAAACAATAAGGACCGTTTAGAAAATGGTAATTATGTTGAGACTTGTGGTAACCACTATGTATTACTTGTAGGAGAAAATGGAGATTCAACTCCTGCTTTGATTACAATGAAAGCAACCCAACTCAAAAAGAGTAGGAAGTGGAACTCAATGTTACTTAATCTGAAGATTAATGGTAAGAACGGTTTGTTCACTCCTCCATCGTATAGTCACTTCTATCGTTTAAAAACTTCAAAAGAAGGTAATGATAAAGGTAGCTGGTACGGTTGGGAAATTGGTAGAGAAGAACAACTTGGCGATGCTAATCTTTACACTATAGCAAAAACTTTTGCTGAAAGTGTTAGTAAAGGAGAAGTTAAAGTTAAGTATGAAGAAGAGTCTTCTTCCACTGATCAAAAAGTACCATTTTAATAACACGGGGCGGGCAACCGCCCCTAATATAATGGACATAAATGGAAGAGAGAATAAAGAAGTTTAAAAGTATATTCTATGGGTTAGATCGTGCTTATGGACAATATAAAAGTGATGGTCAATCAGTAAACGGAAAAGCTGGTGGCCAAGCCTACATATTAAAAAAGCCTGTAACAGATCAACTTTGGATAGACCACATAGAAGGAAAAGACCCTAGTCTTGGTATTATACCGATACGTGATAACTCTACATGTTTGTGGGGTTGCATAGATATAGACACATATCCATTAGATCATAAAAAAATAGTTAGAAAAATTAGAGAATTAAAACTACCACTTGTTATGTGTAGATCAAAAAGTGGTGGCGCACATGTATTTTTATTTGTAAAAGAACCTGTAAAAGCAAAAATTATTCGTGATAAACTAATAGAGTGGGCAGGAGAAATAGGTTATGCAAATTGTGAAATATTTCCAAAGCAAATTGAAATCAAAGCAGATCGTGGAGACACTGGAAACTTTCTTAATTTACCCTACCATGGTGGTGATGACAGTATGCGTCATGGCTTTACTGATGATGGTGGCGGTGCTACTCTTGATGAGTTCTTTTCTTTATATGATACTCATTGTACGACCGAAGAAGATTTAATTAATTTTAAAGTAGAAAGAAAAATACAAGTAGATGAATTAAACGACGGACCACCGTGTATTGCTACATTAATGGCTCAAGGCGTTCCTCAAGGCGGAAGAGATAATACATTGTATCAATACGCCGTGTATGCAAAAAAGAAATGGCCAGAAGATTGGCAAGATAAATTAGATGAATTTAATCATAAGTATATGGACCCACCGTTACGCTCACAACAAGTTCAAAAAACAATAAGACAACATGAGAGAAAAGATTATCAATACAAATGTAAAGATCAACCAATGTGCGCAGTATGCTCACCGTTACAATGTCGTGCTAGACAATATGGTATTGGTAATTCATTTGAACATCAAGTAAGTGATTTAACGAAGTTTGAAAGTGATGAATCAACATGGTTCTTGAACATAGATGGTAGACGATTAAAACTATCGACAGAGCAACTATACGACCAACATAGATTTAGAAAAGCATGTATGAATGAAATTAATATTATGCCAAACTTAATGAGACCAAATGATTGGGACACTAGACTACAAACATTATTAGAAGTTGTAGAAGTAATACAGATGCCACATGAGATAACGAAAGCTGGTAGGTTTGAAAATTTATTAGAACAATTTTTAGAGGATCAAGGTCAAGCAGAACATATCGATGAAATAGAAATAGGTAAAGCGTTGTTTGAAGAAAAGAAATATGTAGAAAAGATCAAGGACAACGGAGCAGAAAAAGAGGTAGAGGTAAGTAAGATGACGGCTTATTTTAAATCAGATAAGCTACAAAAGTTTTTAAAGAAGAACGATTTTAAAGATTTTAGCTCTACAGAAATGATGGCACACATTAGAAATAAATTAGGTGGCGGTGATGGACGTCGTAAAATAAAAGGTAAGACAGCTTATCTTTGGTATTTACCTTGGCAAAGAAAAAATCAAGATGATTTAAAAACACCAGACATGGGTGAGGAGACACCGTTTTGAGAAACATTATATTTGGACCACCGGGAACAGGTAAGACAACACACTTACTACGCATAGTAGAAAAAGAGTTGAAGCAAAACAACGTGCCACCGAATAAAATAGCTTATCTTGCATTTACAAATCAAGCGGCAGATGAAGCATTATCTCGTGCTATCTCACAATTAAATTATAGTATTAAAGATTTTATGAACTTTAGAACATTACATAGTCTTGCATATAGAGAGTTACACTTGCGTGAAGAAAATATAATGAGTGATGAAGATTATAAAAATTTATCTAACAAGTTACAAATTAAATTAAGTAATCCTAATAACAGTGTAAAGAAGTATGGTGCTGGTTTTCCCGATGATGTGTTTATGCAAGTGATAGATGGTGCAAAGATAAGAGGACTTACTACAGAAAATTTCTTTAATGATCCTAAGATAGGACACCTAGAGGGCGGTTTAACTAAGTTAAAGTACATAGATGAAGCATTAAATAAGTATAAACAAGTAAGAAATAAGTATGATATGACGGATATGATTGTAGATTTTAATAAAAAGCATTATGATCTCATGCCTAAATTTGATGTGGTTATAGTAGATGAAGCACAAGATTTAAGTTGGTTACAATGGAAGATGATAGAAAGAATTATTGGTAATGCAAAACGTGTCTACATAGCTGGTGATGATGACCAAGCAATATACTTATGGGCGGGTGCTAGACCAGAGTTTCTTATAAACATGGAAGGTAAGCGCACAATATTAAACAAGTCTTATCGTTTACCACATTTAATTCATGCAAAGGCAAACAAATTAATTAAAAGAATAGAAGATAGAGTTGATAAAGAATGGACATCAAGAGATGATATGGGTGAAGTAAACATATATCCGACTGAACGATTAAGTAATTTAAAAAATGGTGATTGGTTAGTATTAGCTAGAGATAGATATAGACTTAGTAAGTTAGAAGAAGATTTAAAAATATATGGTTATTATTTTGAACGTGATGATGAAACATCTATTAGTGATAGAATACGTAGATCAATTATAACGTGGGAAGATTTACGCAGAGGTAAATCCGTTGACTTAAAATCTGTTAGAAGTTGTTACACATATATACAAACAGGTGAAGGTGTTGCAAAAGAATTTAAAGGTATGCGTAATGCCGATACTGACAAGTTATATACCTTTGATACATTACAAAAAGATTTTGGATTAAAAGTATCAAAAGAAAAGCCGTGGTTTGAAGCGTTAAAAAATATACCAATAACAAAATCAATTTACATCAGAGCAGTATTACGTCGCGGTGAAAATATTAGAAAACAACCAAGAATAAAATTATCGACCATACATGGATCTAAGGGTGGTGAAGCTGATAATGTTATGCTATTAACAGATTTAACTCGTAAAGCTGATTTAGAATATTGGCGGCAACGGGATGAAGAAAGACGTGTCTTCTATGTGGGAATGACTCGTGCGAGAAATACGTTAAACATTGTTCGATCACAATCGGACAGAGAATTTTCGGAGGTGTTTTAATGCCGTTTGACATACACACTGCACTCAAGCAGTTAGACGTTACGCTGAAACAAGTAAAGAAAACTAGGGCACAACTTCCTAAAATTAACCGTGAGAAAGTTGACCAAGAACTAAAAATACTTTTACTTGACCTACAGCTATTACAACAAGATTTAATTTACATGAGAGATAAGAATGCAAAAGACTAAAGAAATATTAGAACAAACAATTAGAATCGTAACAGGTCAACGACAACAAGACTACGGTGACAAGGTTGTTAATCATAGAAATATTGCTGACTTGTGGAGTTCTTATCTTAATAAAAAAATATCACCGCATGACGTGGCGATATGTATGTTACTTGTAAAGGTTGCAAGATTAAAAAACAGAAAGACGAAAGATTGTTACGTTGACATGGCTGGGTACGCCGCCATCGCAGGAGAAATAAATGACACAGATACCTCTATTTCAACCACCAAGTGAGTGGACACCGCCAGAGAAAGTTCCAGACTTATCTGACGCTAAAGAAATAGCTATAGATTTAGAGACCTACGATCCTAATATTAAGGAGACAGGTCCGGGCTGGGCAGTAGGCAAAGGTTATATAGCCGGTGTTGCTATCGCGGTTGAGGGTTGGAAAGGTTATTTTCCTATACGCCATGAAGGTGGTGGTAACTTTGATGAAAAGATTTTAAAGCGCCAAGTACAACGGATCATGGACCTACCATGTGATAAAATATTTCACAATGCAAGTTATGATGTTGGTTGGCTTCGTTGGTGGGGCGTGGAAGTTAAAGGCAAGATTATTGATACGTTAATCGCGGCGCCACTTATAGATGAAAATAGATTTAGATACTCATTAAACGAACTTGGTAAAGATTATTTAAAAGAAACAAAGTCAG